GTCCTGTTACATCGCGCTTGCGATTGATGACCATTGCAACAGGAAGGCCGATCCAGACAACGCCGCGCTTTTCACAGAGCTTGCAGAGCGTGTGAGGCTATCCGTGCTTGTCGGTCTTTTATGGCCGTATGCAATCGCAAGGGCTGTGGTGAACAAATGAGCGACTTCATGGACTTTCTCGGATCACGCCCGCCGCGCGAAGCATTTCTTTTGATTATCGCGCTTGCGTGCGCTGTGGCTGCAATCGTTGGAGCAATGCAATGAACGAGAAAACATTAACCGCCCTCAAGGCTTCGATCAAGCATTGGGAAGAACTGTGCGAGATCGATGATCCAAACAAGGCAAGGCTTGGGCATCGCGAATGTGCGTTGTGCGAAATGTTCATTAAAAGTGGGTGCTTTGGCTGCCCTGTCTTTTTGAAAACAGGAAACACGTCGTGTTATGATACTCCGTACCCACGTGCTTCGAATACACTATTTGATTGGTATTGTGGAGTAAGATGGTATGTGCGCGGTGAAGGCCACATTAAATATGTTGAAACCAGCGCAGCCGAATACTTTGATGCCGCGCAAGCCATGCTGGCGTTTCTGAAATCGCTTTTGCCTTCGGATGCGAATGAGGAACCATCTTTGGAGTCCTCCAATGCGTGACACATTTCAGCTTGTTGGTGAACTTGCCGTTGTGTCAGCCGTCTTTGTTGTATGGCTCGCATGGTTCGGGGTGCTTTGATGGAAAATCTATCCGCACGATTGATCGCTGGACTTGTCGTGTTTTCATTCGGCAGTGCCGCTGGATTTATGATTTTGTGGGCGGTTATAAGGATTTTTGCGCCATGAAACCTTTGATCATACGCCGCCCTAAAACAAAGACAGCCGCTCCAATGGAGCGCCGGAACAACTTCATTAAGACAACGCGCGAGTTGGCAAAGTCTCTCAACCGTCAGGTCTTGGTAGCAAACGAAAAGGACAAACGGACATGAGCGAAGTAACCGTATTGCAGACACAGCCAATGCAGACCCAAGCGCTGGTATTGACGCCAACCGATATGATTGCGCGTGCCGTTGAAAGCGGCGCAAATATCGAAGTGCTGACGAAGCTCATGGATTTGCAAGACCGCTACGAAAAGAACACATCTCGTAAGGCGTTTGACGCAGCTATTGCTCAGGCAAAATCCGAAATCCCGGTTATTGGGAAGAACCGGACTGTTGACTTCACCGGCAAGACGGGCGTTCGCACACACTACAAGCATGAAGATTTGGCGGAGATTGCCCGCATCGTCGGGCCGATCTTGGCAAAGCATGGCCTGTCCTATCGGTTCCGAACAGCCAATGAAGGCGGGATGGCGATTTGCACCTGTATAGTCTCCCATCGGGACGGCCACGCAGAAGAAAATACACTGTCAGCAGCGAAAGATGAAAGTGGTAACAAGAACCATATTCAGGCCATCGGGTCCACACTGACTTATTTGCAGCGTATGACCTTGAAGGCTGCACTTGGTCTTGCAGCATCTGACGATGATGACGGCAAAGCGGCTGGCAGCGGCGCAACTGTTACTGACGAACAGGCGGACGCCATCCGTGACAAGCTGCAAGCCGTTGGCGGCGATATTGGCCGCTTCCTGCAACAGTTTCGCGTTGAGTGTATCCCCGACATCGCCGCTGCTGATTATCAAAGGGCCATGAATCTTTTGGATGCAAAGGCACGCCAGAAGGCAAAAGCCAATGGTTGAGCAAGGCAGCGATGAATGGAAAGCCATGCGCTTGGGCAAGGCAACGGCCAGCAGGATTGCAGATATTGTCCGCAAGACTAAATCAGGGCCATCAGCAAGCCGCAAGAATTACGCGGCAGAGCTTGTTGTGGAAAGACTGACCGGCGCGCCGCAAGACGGGTTCACCAGCGCGGCTATGCAATGGGGGAAGGATCATGAGCAAGCGGCTCGCGATCTATATTCATTCATCATGGATTGCGAAGTTGAACAGATTGCGTTTGTCGATCACCCGACAATCCCAATGGCAGGGGCGTCACCAGATGGGCTTGTAAGCGGCGGCGGGCTTGTCGAGATAAAGTGCCCGAACACCGCAACGCACATCGCAACACTTTTGGGGGCCGATATTGACCCAGATTATGTTGTCCAGATGCAATGGCAAATGGCCTGCAAAAACAGGGATTGGTGCGATTTTGTTTCGTATGACCCGCGCTTGCCTGAAAACATGCAAATGCACATTCGCCGCGTGATCCGTGATGATTTGCAGATTGCGGAGCTTGAAAAGGAAGTCTCTATTTTCTTGGCGGAAGTGGACGAAACGGTCGCACAGTTGCGCGCCAAATTTGAAGTGAAGGAGGCCGCATAATGGCTGGAAGTTTGAACAAGGTGATGTTGATCGGCAATTTGGGGCGTGATCCCGAAGTGCGCCGTCTTGGCTCTGGCGAGCCGGTTGTGAATTTCAGCATCGCGACAGGCGAGAGCTGGCGCGACAAGAATACGGGCGAACGGCGCGAGCGTACCGAGTGGCACAACATCGTTATTTTCAACGAGAACCTCGCCAAGGTGGCCGAGCAATATCTGCGCAAGGGCAGCAAGGTTTATATCGAGGGTCAGATTCAGACCCGCGAATATCAGGACAAGGATGGCAACCAGCGCAAGGCCACGGAAATTGTGTTGCAGCGCTATCGTGGCGAACTGACCATCTTGTCAGGGAATGACAAGGCAAGCGATGGCGGCCAGCAGGAACGCGCGACCGGCAAGGGATTTGACTATGACAAGGTGAAGCAAAGCCAGCGGCAACCGTCACCGCGCGACATGGACGATGGGTCGGATATTCCTTTTTAGGAGGCATTTATGGCCGGTGAGATTTGGCGAATCGTTCCATCTTTGCCTGAATTGCTTGTTAGTAATGAGGGCAGAATGATGCACGTCCCTAAGCAGGGGGCAATGCCACACGGCGGTCATAGGCATTATGGCGGCCAGCCCACCTTCGGTGTTTGGAATAAGGTCGATTCCAGATTTGTGACGACCATAAATGGTAAAAATTATAAAATACACAGACTGGTTGCCGAGGCTTTTCTTGGCCCTCCTCCATTCCAGAAAGCAGTAGTGATGCACATTGATGAAAACTCGGCGAATAATCGCTCAGATAATTTGAAATGGGCGACACAGAAAGAGAACCTGAACGGTGAAGCGTTTAAGGAGTATTGTTGCGCCAGAACTGGCGAAAATAGCCCATACGCTAAAGGAATAGCATTAAAAGGTCGCACCGCATGACGCCATTACCCTGCACATGGAACGGTGAAGCATTTGAGGTGGCGCGCGGCTTCCGTCGCAACGCTGATCAAACGCTTGTCATTGGCGAAAAGTATATTGTGGAGATTGTTGAGGAGCGCTCAGCAAAATCGCACAAACAGTATTTCGCTGCTATAAATGATTTGTGGCACTCATTGCCGGAAAGTGCGGCGGAGCAATTTCCCACGCCAGAACACCTGCGCAAATTCGCGTTGATCAAATGCGGATATGCCAATCATCGCCAGTTTGTAGCGTCTTCAAAGGCCGAAGCATTGCGTATCGCGGCCTTTGTGCGCCCGACAGATGAATATGCAGTTGTGTCTGTTGACGGTAATATCGTGAACCAGTGGACCGCGCAGAGCCAGAATATGAGGGCGATGGGCAAGCAAGCGTTCCAAGCGTCTAAAGAGGCAGTGCTTGATTATATCGGCGCGCTGCTTGGTGTTGACCATAGAAAGGCCGCATGATGCCCCGCCGTGAGTTTCCCAAGGCGGTCAAGGTTGCTGTCATTAAGCGCAGCACGCGAGAGCATGTCGTGTATTGCGAGGCGTGTGGCTTGCCAGCGAAGAAATGGCAGATTGACCACATCGTTGCGGATGCAATCGGCGGCGAGCCTGTCATTTCAAATGCGAGGCTGATTTGTGAGGCGTGCTACAGCGTCAAGAACCCGCAAGATACAAGGCGGGCCGCTAAAACAAAGCGCGTTGAGGCCAGATATTTAGGCGCAACAATGCCAAAGGTGAAAATTCAATCGCGCGGCTTTGCGAAGAAAGAGCGGCGCGAGAAACTACCTATACCACCACAGAGGGCTATGTTTCGATGACGCACCCATTCATTACAGAGGAAGCCGTGGGGGCGGCGCAGATGGCACACTGCAATTCTATTCGAAAGCATTATGGTTTAGCTGCCATTACTTACGTTCCGCCGATTACATCTTCGGAGATTGATGCAATAGACGCCACCATTCTCGCCGCCCTCCCTCATATAGAGAAGGCAATTCGAGCGGATGAGCGGGATGAGTGCGAACGCGCTCTGTATGTTCTGTTGGACGCGAAAACGGCTGATGAGAAAGAGGCAATCCGCAATCAGGCAATATGGGATTGCGCCGCAGCCATACGCGCAAGGAAGGAATAGCCATGAAACTGATGACATGCACAGGATGCAAACTTGGCGGAAAGTGCGAACACGCGGACTTTCTGCGCCGTGATTTGAAAGGCTATGGCATACGGTCAATGAAATTTGCATGTGCTCGGCGCGAGGATATTTACCAGCCGGGGCAGCCGGTATTCTTCACAATATTCGTGCCGTATGATGATGATGAAAGAAAATCGACAGCGGCAAAATTCCCCGGCCATGTGATAAAGCAGAACGGTGGTAAGGTTTTTGGCTTCATTGCGCCGGGAACGCCAGATATTTATGAGGGCTTCCCATTCGAGGCTAGAGCC